GTCGGTAGGCACTAGTATTTCTTTATCTCCGTCTCGAGTTACAAATATCCTACGTATAGCAGGTTGAACAGTCACAGTTTGATTACTGAAATTCACAGACTCTATTATTCCAGGCATAGAAGTGTGAAGTTCTTTCATCCTCGCTTCTATGCCGTTTTTAATATTAGAAGCCAAAGTAGATAAGTTTTCTTCTTTACGCATTTATAGTCCTACCTTTGCTCAATGAAAACCAATCTTTTTCTCTTGAGTCACCTTTGAATACGACTTCTTGAACCTTGTATAGACCTTCTGCATTTGTCTTTTTTATCTTCCTAAAAGACAAGTTAGCTAACTGAACAGCCGCATTGGTAGACTCTATTTTAAATGCTCTGTTGGGCAACATGTCTGGATTTAACAATGTCCTAACATCAGCACCTATTTCGGTTATTGTGGGAGAACCTATCATGCCCGTAGAATTACTAACCAGTATGGCTTCGTCATTTTTAATAGGGTCTTCTATGGGAGTGACCACTATTTGTTCATTCTGTATACTCCAATTAAATCCGTATTCTTCAGCAAAATTATCCATTATATCTTTAGAAGATCCAGACAAAGATTGACCTCTTAATTTGTCAGCAACATTAGGAACACCTTCTATAGATCCACTTGTTAAGTTTTTAAAAGTTTTAATGACTTCTTCTACCGCAGATTTAATAGTCACGTTAGAATTAAACGTCTTATTGAATGTAGAGTTCTGCCAATCTCTTTCCCCATCCCCAGCATAAACAGTGGCTATACTATCTACTCCAGATCTACTTTTGAATGCGTTTCTTATCTCACCTTTAAACAATAGTTTTAAATTACCTTCGTATCCCGCATTAAATATGATTTTAGCGTATTTGCTATTTATGGCCGACAAAGTTTGAAAATTAGCATTGTATATATTTATCTTAAATAAATTAGGGTAGCTCAACAAGCTCTTGGTTATTTCGAAATTAACTCTTAGATCAGATATGACCCTAGCTTCCCCGTTATCGGGAATTACAGTTAACTCGTAAGCTCTTTTATATTGCCTACTCATTGGGAATTTCTTCTTCGGTCAATATGAATAGCTTCGCAGAAATTCCCAAATTAATGTCTGGGTCTAGAGAGGAGTTTTCTAGATTGACAACATACGCATTAGATATACCTATATTGTATTGACCGAAAATATCTATCCCTCCCAATAAAGATACTCCTCTAACTACGTAAACTCCCAAACTAGATAATGAGATAGCCCATATACCAGTTCTAGAGTTTAGTGTTAACCTACAATCGTAAGTTGTTTCTCCCAATACTATAGAAAATAACTGTTCTGGTTCTGAACTTAATGGTATTTCAATCATATTACCCTACCCAGTCTAGTACTGATTTTAATACCGATTTATTGGTAGTTTCATCAGGTGTCTTACCTTCTTGTCTACCCTTGTTATCTGCTGAAGAGCCTTGGGTTCTGGTAGATCCCGATCTCAATCTTTTGGGATCTAGTTTTATAATCTTAGATTCGGTTATTATTGCTTCTTCTAACGAGATATTCATTAGCACTATTTTGGAAGTGTCTTTGTCCTGAGTAGTACTCAAATTGGTTATCATCATGTTCTTGTATAGCTTCAACTTAGTTTGAATATTTATAGGTTCTAGTTGTTCCATCAATTGTTCCATGGCATTATATGCCGCATTGCTACGAGTTAAATTACCGCTAGTAGCTGTTCCAAACAAACCCGTTACTAAATCTATTATTTGACCGAAAGCCGCTGAACCTAAAGGAGTGTCGCTAACTTGAGCTATAATGTTTAACTTCTTAGGCTCTATTATAGCATGGTCTGTTATGTCAGCTCCCAACTCTATTGGGTTTTTGGTGAGTCTAACTTGATTACTATGAGTCTCACTTATAACTGCGTCCAACTCTATACCGCCTATGGACTTTTTAGTTCTTATAAATAAATTTTCAAAAGCCATATTACTGATCCACCGCGCTATTTAAATCTTGAGAAGTTTGTTGGAAAACATTAAACACCGCATCTGCTATGTTCTCAGCTGTGTCCGCTCCTCCTTGAATAAGTATCTCAACTTTATCAACTACCGTGGAGGCTCTATTAGATATAGAATTACCTAGTTCGGGTATCGTACCTGTACCATCTGAATTGTATATACCTGTGACGTCTCCTAAAAATCCAGGGAGATTAGAAGCTACTTCTTTAATATTGTCTATAGAGAATTTATCAAACAGATCTATTATTTGAGACCAACCGTCAAATATCATATTAGTTAGATCACCTATAGTGGCAAACAACGCTGCGATAACTTTTATTTCGTCAGCCCATTTAGGATACTTCTCTAACATGTCCCCTATGAAACTTTCTCCACCTTCAAAAAACACCTTAGAATCTTCTACCAGAGCTACAAAAGCTAAAGCTATAGCTCCTATTAAGGTAGGTAACAATACCGCGCTCGCGTTAAATAAGAGCATCCCCTTGACCAATTTGAATATCAATGTTCCCATTATGGTTAAATTGGAAAGTAACTGGAAAGTTAAAAAACTAGCTACCGCTAATGCGGCTATCTTAAATGCTTTAGCTAAATTCTCTACCCATTCTGGTAATCGCTGTTCTATTAGTTCTCTATTGGATTTCCACCAATCAGTGAAAGTGTTTACTAAATCAGTAAGTATGGGTGCTAGTTGACGACTTATAGTTCTAGATACTTGTTTAGTTATAGCCCATAAATCGGTAAGCGAATCTTGGAAATCTGCAGCTATTTTAGCATCTTCGGCAGTGGTTACTCCTAACGCCTTAGCTTCTTTTATTAGTTCTTGTATTGCTTCTGGACCTTGCTGAAGTAATCTAATAGAACCTCTCAAACCTAGCTTGTCGGCTAGTTCTATTTGTTTTGCTCTACTAAGACCTTGGAATCTTTGAGAAACTTGGAGTAGCAATGAGCTTAGAGGTTTCAATTCGCCGCTTACTCCAGTGGCAGATATACCTAATATACCCAATGCTTCTAAAGCACTACCTGTTCCCCTAGCCGCTTCCGCAGCTCTTATTGAGAAGTCTCTTAAGGAGCTAGTCATCTCCTCAGTGCTTCCTCCTGCTCTTTGTTGAGCAAATTGGAGAGCCGCTATATTATCTACTGTTTCTCCAATTTCGTCTGCTAATTTTCCTTGTTCATCACTGGCTTTGGTAGACGCCACTGTTAGTCCAGTTATGGCTACAGCTCCTGCAATAGCCGCAGTAGTTAAACCCTTTAAGAGCTTAACACTATTGTCTAGGTCTTTTTTAAAATCCTTCATCTCTTCAGGATCGTATTCAAAACCTAACTCTACTAACAGTTCGTCTAATTTCATCGGGTTTTCGCTTTACCTTTATTTGATGAATGAGCCTTTAAATCTAATAACTCGTTCATCATGAACAAGTCTTCTATAGAGTATGTACCGTCTTGTAAATCCTTTAAACTACACATAGGCGGCTCACATAATAGCGGCCTATGTAGAAACGGATCTACATTCGGGAACTTGTCTTTCTCTATAGGTGATCCTTCATTTTGGCCAGAAAGTTTTCGGCTAACTGGCCTTTGAACAAATTTGAGTAATTAACCTGTAGCACGAATATGAAAACTTTGTAAACTTCTACCAAGTCGTCACCGGAAAACAATTCATTGAACGAAGTATCTGTTATACGCTTACCATTGCAAGCTGTACCTAACACACACGCTTTCATGAGAGCTACTAATTCTTCAGGTGAATTATTATCGAAAAATACAGAGATGATTTCAGAAAATGCTTTTGCTTCAGAATCCTTTTTATCGTTAGAGCTTCTCATTAAAGCAGCGATAGAGGTTCCGAAAGTTTTACCTAATTTGAATTTCATCAGCATAGATTTCTCTGCTGACCACTGCGTAACGCTATATTCGCTATCGCCTATTTCTTTAGTTTCTGTTCTACACGCCATAATAAACTCCGACCAATTGATTATGATTTCCGACACATTAAGGTTTTCCTAGGGAGAGTGCTCTTATGGTGTCGGGATCACAAGGCACTCATCCCTCCCTAGGAAACTTATTAACCTCCTAAATGTAAGAGGTCTAATCTTTCAACAACAATACTCCATTCTTGATTTCCAGGGGCTGTACCTCTAGTCATACCTGCGGGTTTAGGTATGTAACCTTGAGTTCCTGAACCTAAATCATTACCCCTAGTGTCTTTAAACTGAGCGAAAATAGGAACGAAAATTCCATTTTCTTGAGCAGTGATTAAACCAGACATATAAGAATTGGAGTCTGAAGTCTGCATTAATCTGAAAACTATTGTTCCAGATCGGTCAGCACTTAATCCAACTGTCATTTCTCCGTCAGTACCTATTTTGTGGGAAGCCGAGTCGTTAAGTCTGTCCAAAGAAATAACATCATCACCTTCATCGTAGCCTGATATTTCAACTCCATTCACTAGGAATATTGTATCTAAGAAACTATATTCTTTCATTGTATTATCCTCTTATCTTTCGAATATGCCGTTGATTTGAAC